TCGGTACAAGGGTAATAACCTTGCTATCAAGATTTACAAGTTTCTCATGAGGAAAATGGATATCGTCCTGATGGCTGGGCGCAGCCAGTCTGCTGGTGGAAGGTATGTATGGAACAAACTGGCCAGGACGGCCGGCGTTGTTGTTTACGCTAAGAAGTCTCCCTATTCCAAGGTATTTGACTTTCCCAAGCCGGGGAAACGTGAACTGATCGGTAAGGTGTTTGCCCTGTATGACAGCGATGCAGAAATATTCGCTGTTGCGGGAGTGAAATAACGCACATGCTTATTCATGTTAAGGGTTCAAATAAGTCAGTCAGGAAGTTGGTTAGACTTGCTGCTTGGTATTACGCAGAAAAGTTGATGGGTAAGCGGAGCATCGCTAATCTGGAAATTAATATTAATTTGCGAAAAGATATGTTGAAGAAAGAAAACAATGAAGGAACCGCTATTTGGGAAGATGATTGGCGTACTTCTCCGCATAAGGAATTTCTTATTGAGCTTGATTGTGATGTAAAAATTCGGAATCTTCTTATTTCATTAGCTCATGAAATGGTTCATGTTAAGCAGTGGGTTAAAAATGAAATGTATGAATATTGTAAGCGTGATGAAGTGCGGTTTCATAGCACAAAATTTAATCTATCAAAAATTGACTATTGGGATTACCCTTGGGAAATTGAAGCATTTGGGCGGCAACTTGGCTTGTTTGTTCGGTTTTGCGAAGAAAATGGTTTTGCCAATCGTAAAGATATGAAAGAGGAAGCATAATGGGTAAGATGAAAAATTTTAAAAACAAGGAAGAACTCACTGAGTGGGCTTTAAATCAGTTTGCAAAGTATGGGATCAGACATCCCGACACTTATACAGCGGATGAGTTAAAGTATCTAAACCCTAGTGTTCCAGCTGATTTTATTGATCAACATGTTGCAAAAAGAAACACCATCAAGTGAAATATTATAATGAGTAAGATAAAAAATTGGATGATGGACATGGAAGAGTTGGTTGAGGAGTCCATTATTTGTGGTGCTGTAAATGAAACTGATGTTTTAGCACATGTCAAATCCAACATGTCCATTGTGGATGAAAAATATGTGAAAGAACACACCACTAAAATCCTTGGTGAGTTTTAATGAATCTTGCTGCAATAGTTTTGGCGGGGGTTGTTTCAACTGTTGCCATTCAAACACAGCAGGTTCCAGATAGATCGCCGGAGTGTCTTGCACTCAACATGTATTATGAAGCCAGAAGTCAAGGAACTGCTGGTCTTTTTGCTGTATCTGCTGTGGTATTAAATCGTGTTAATGATTCACGGTTTCCTAACAGTGTCTGTGAAGTTGTCGAACAAGGCCCAATTAGAGAAAGTTGGAAAACTCGGCAACATAAAAATTTACCAGCAAGTAAACGAAAATATTATCCCATAAAAAATAAGTGCCAATTCTCATGGTATTGTGATGGAAAAAATGATATGCCTTATAACAATAAAAAATATCAAGAGTTACTTGACTTATCCAAATCAATTATGTATAATAAGATATCATTTGTAGATATTACAGATGGTGCATTGTTTTACCATGCAGATTATGTAACGCCTGGATGGTCTAAAACAAAACAGAAAACCGTGGAGATACAAGACCACATTTTTTATAGATGGGACATTAAATGAATTTTACTGAAATGGAATGTGATATTTATGAACGAGCCTTTATCCATTCGAAGAAAAAAAATGAAATATCATTTGTAAATATTACAAATAGTGCATTGTTTTACGATGGAAAAAATGAAATAAAAGAATATTGGGATGATTATTTTTCTGGAAAACCATTGTATTTTTAATAGAACTATATAGTAAAGGGAAGAAATCGGAGCAGCTCAATGGATGAGAAAAAGAAATTCCTTGATATGGATGATTTGCAGAAAAGAGAAGTTTACGAATTACAAAAAAGTCTACAAAATTCTTTTATTAGACAGAAAAATCTGATAGAGAGAATAGATGAACTTACTACAAAGATTAATATTTTGGGTGGTGATCCTAATCAATTGGAGTTTAATTTTTAATGCCAACATATACATTTATAGATAATAATACAAAATTAGAGTTTGAGAAATTTATGGGTATGAGTGAGAGAGAAACATATCTAAAAAACAATCCTCATATTAACCAAGTTCCTGTAATGTTTGCATATGTTGGAGATCATATTATGGGTGTTGGACCTAAATCAGATGGCGGGTTTAATGAACGTATGGAGCAGATTGCAAACTCACATCCAGGCTCTCCTCTAGCAGATAGGTATGGTGGTACTAAAATTAAATCTCATAAAGAAATTAAAACAAGAAATGTATTGAAAAAACATAAGGTGGTATAAATAAAAATGGCCAGCAAAAAGAACAAAGAAATTAATTATACCAATTTTGTAACTGTAAAACCAATAACTGATAATCAAAAAGTGATTTTCGATTCTTGGAAAAAGAATGAGAACCAATTTTTATTTGGCGCTGCTGGAACAGGTAAAACTTTCATATCACTATATCTTGCATTAAGAGATGTTTTGAATTTAAAGAAATCTTATGACAAAGTAGTGCTTGTTCGGTCACTTATTCCTACCAGAGAAATTGGATTTCTACCAGGCGATGAGGAAGACAAGGCTGCATTGTATCAAGTGCCATACCAGAACATGGTGCAATTCATGTTTGAAATGCAGAATGAGCAACAATTCAATAATCTATATGATAAATTAAAAGCTCAAGGCACATTATACTTTTTATCAACTTCTTTTCTAAGGGGGTTGACATTTGATAATACAATCATTATAGTAGATGAATGTCAGAACATGAACTTTCATGAGCTTGACACAATTATCACCAGAGTTGGTCAGGATTCAAAGATTGTATTTTGTGGAGATTTTGATCAAACAGATTTAGTTAGACAAAATGAGAGAAATGGACTGCATGATTTTCTTAAAATTTTAAATGAAATGGAGGAGTTTCATTGTTTGGAATTTACCATTGGAGATATTGTTCGCAGCGGTTTTGTTCGCAGCTATCTTATCAATAAAATTAAATTGGGTATTGGGGTAGAATAATGAAAACATATAATAATATTATTACAGAAGTAAAAATGAGCAGAGTATTAAAACACTTTACTCAGCAAGAATATCCCGTTGGTATTATAACTGCGTTTAGAGGTGATCTAGATCGTAAAAATAATGTTACCAGAAACAAATCCCTTGCTTCTTTTCTTAGAGATAAAAATTATGGTTTTGTGTTTGTAGATGGCGCCTGGATAGAAAATCAAGGCGAAAAAGACGAAAAATCTGTTTCAGAAGATTCTATATTTGTTATGGCGCCTAAAGGAACAAGTTTTGATGAATTTTCAGGCGTTTTACAATCTCAAGCAAAAAAATATAATCAAGATGCTTATCTTGCATATGACCATGAAAATAAAATTGTTCAAATCATAAACAAGAGTGGTGTAGTCGTTGATAAATTTAGTAAGTTTAAAATCGGAAATGCTGCAGCTGCATTTACTAAACTTAGAAAAAATGGAAATAATGGAGATTTCTTTTTTGAAAGGTTTAGATATCCCATAAATTGGATTGCAAGAACAACTTTAAGAGATAAAGATTTAACAGAAGTAATGTTATAAAATGAATATTGATAAATTACGGAAAGAGTTGGAAAGAGATGAAGGCGTTAGGTATGAAGTATATTTAGATCATCTTGGCTATCCAACATTCGGCATTGGCCATCTGATTACTAAATATGATCCAGAACGTGGTGTTAGCGTCGGAAGAGAGATTAGTAATGAGCGAGTTCAGGAAGCCTTTGAAAATGATATTAATATGGTTTTATCTGACTGTGAAAGGCTTTATATAGAGTTTAAATATTTGCCAGAAGAAGTTCAACGAATTATTGCGAATATGATGTTTAATATGGGATATACTAGATTAAGGAAATTTAAAAACATGAAATGTGGAGTAGATGAACGAGATTGGAATGCTGCAGCTGATGAAATGGTTAATAGTAAATGGTATAAACAAGTAACCAATCGTGCTAACAGATTAGTAAAGAGAATGAGAAATGTAACTTCAGTATGGGGAAGCACAACCATTCATATGGAGTAGAAGGAGAAGTTATCATGACAAATCATTTAGAAGATGCGGCAAAATTAGCAGGCCGAAAGAATAATTTTTATCATTATTGTTATCATGCCTGGATAGCTGTTAGAGCTAGTGGAGAATTAATATATATAGGTATCATGTCCTTTATTCATGCATTTCTCCCGTTTATATATTCAGACTTTGAATTAGCAGAGATGCTTGTGAAAACTATCAATAAAATTCGTGTTTCAATTCCAGATTGGCAAGGCTGGAAAGAATTAGATAAAAAGAAAGCAACTTCAGCATCAAAGAAAGTTTATAATGCAATCAGTAAAACAGGTAAGAAATTAACCAAGGCACAACATCTTGAAAATTTCACAAAGATGAATAAGGCCGACATTGAAGAAATGCTTGCAAATCATGCCTCTAAACTTGAAGAAGCAGATAATGCTGAATTGGGATAAATAATATATGACACTTTTTAATCATGTTTCGGTGAAACTTCCAAAATTAGAAACTCAAACAATAAATTATAAGAGATTCTATATCACGCCAGAAGGGGATTTATATCCTTCTATAACAACCGTTCTTTCTATTCGGAAGAAAGAAGGTTTGGTGGTATGGCGTAAGAAGGTTGGTGAGAAAGTTGCTAATTATGTTTCTGGGAAGGCCGCTGCTCGAGGCACTGCTGTTCATCACATGTGTGAAGATTATCTTAATAACAAATCCTTAAATTTTCCATTAGAATTTGAGAAGCATAAAAAAAACTTCCTTCCGTGGTGCTTATTTTCTCAATTAAAAGAGCAGGTGTTGCATAATATTACTGATATATACGCACAAGAGGTAGGTTTGTATAGTGATAAATATAAGGTAGGTGGTCGTGCTGATTGTATTTGTAAATATAAGAATGTACCTTCTGTTATTGATTTTAAGACATCAACAAGAGAACGCTCTGATGATTGGAATGAAAACTATTACATACAAGGCTCTGCTTATGCTGAGATGTTTGAAGAAAGAACTGGGATAGAAATCAATCAGGTAGTTATTTTGGTTGTAACAGAAGATGGAACAGTTCAAGAATTTATAAAGGAAAAGGGAGATTATTTAGATGCTTTATCAGAAGCAATTGGAAATTGGAGGAAACAAAATGTTTAAAAAATTAAGTATATTTACTGCTATATTGGCTGCAACTGTTTTATTGTCATTCAATTCTATGGCACAAGAGACAGAAGCGCCGGTTAAAAAAATTACAGAGATGCTTTATCCAACGGTATTGGTTGATCTTGGTAATGGCCAGGGGTCTGGAACTGTTATTTTTAGTGGTATACGTGCTCATAAATCTTGGAAAGAGGAAAAGGTTTGGACGTTAGTTTTAACCAACCACCATGTAGTTAATGATGCGATTTCTATTATAGAGGAATTTGATCCAAAAGAAGGAAAGAATGTTCAAAAAGAAACTCGCCGGCCTGTTCATGTTCGCTTTTGGGATTATAATGATTACAGCACAGCAATTGGCACCACCGGCAGAGTAGCTCGTATTGTAGCATATAACAAGGGCAGTGATCTTGCTCTTTTAAGACTTGATGATAAAGAACGAAAAATAAAGAATATCGCATCATTAACTACATGGTGGTTGGTTAAAACTAACGTCCAAACCTTTT